GAGCAGAATACTCCTGAGTGGCTCCAGATGCGGCTTGGGATTCCTTGTAGCTCAGAATTCCACAAGATTTTTACACCGAAAACCGGTAAGGTGTCAAAGTCTTCAGAGGGCTACTTGGATAAGCTTCTCTATGAATGGCTGAGCGGCGATATCACCGAAACCTATCAGTCTGAGTATATGGTACGCGGGCAAGCGCAAGAAGATGAAGCCGTTCGCGCCTATGAAGGGCTGGCCGAAGTCGAAACAGAACGCGGTGGGTTCATCACGAATGATGCTGGGACAATGGGCTGTTCACCGGATCGACTGATTGGGACTAATGGTGACCTAGAGATCAAGAATCCAGCCGGGAACACTCAAGTGGGCTATGCTAGGCGAGGATTGGTTGATGAAGACTACAACACTCAACTGCAAGGCCGCCTGTTAATCCATGGGCGCGAGTATGTGGACATCTTCCCATACCATCGATGGCTGATAATCCCGGCCAAGCGCGTCTACCGGGATGAACCCTACATTGCAAAGTTAAAGGACGCGCTGGAAGAATTCATCAATCGGATGTTAGCTGCCAGAGAGGATCTAGAAAAGCGCTTTGGTCCCTTTATACGGGAAGACAAAGCGCCACCATTAGACCCATCAATCACCGGCGAAGATACCGACGAAGCTTTTTTCAGTAACAAATTCCCGAAGGAGACTTATGGCAATTGAAACAGGCATGAAGTACCTAGTGGATATCACCAATGCGGTGGTTATCAAAAGCAGTACAGGAAAACTAGGGCTGAACTTGCTTTTAACTTGCCCGGAGGGGCAAATCTCCGAAACGCTCTGGTTCAGCGAAGCAGCCAAGGAGCGGTCGGCGGAGAAGCTTCTGACGATCGGAGTGAATAAGCAGGAACTCAAGAAAGTTGAGTTCTGGCGGTTTCCCATGGAGTTCCTGAAGGGGAAGAATTGCTCAATCGTCACCGAAAGCGAATCCTACACAGACAAAAATGGGACCGCGAAAACCAAGGTGCGCGTGAAATACATCAACTCCGCGAATTTCGTCAAGCCCGCGCCGCCGGAAGCACATAGTGAATTGGCTGCGCTCTTTGCGGACGATCCATTCAGCAGCGACGGATTCAGCGATGCGCCGAGCGATGAGGAGGTACCATTCGGATGAAATACGAAGAATGCACTCAACACGCCGTTTTTATAAACGGAATGATGGTGAACAATTGCACCTTCACCGAGCGGAGTCAGGCCGAGTTACTTCTCGATGTTACGCCAGATCCGAAAGGAACCGGCAAGATCATGCAGCGCGAGGTGCTGATGGGGTCATGGGAAGAGGTGCCAAAGTGAACACAGCCGCCAGGGTCGCCAAAGAGAAGCGGACGCATCCCGAGCGCTTCTGCGATGTACCCGCGTGCCTGTGGCGCATCAAAGCCGCAGATGGAACAAGCCTGGGGCCGTGCCGCACGCATGAGCCGGAGCGTTTCGAGGCGTATTGGCAGGATAATAAACCAGAGTTTGGAGACAAGAAGTGACTTACGAAGAGTTCATCCAATCCAAATCGCACTCTCGAAGCATAGGCGGATTCAAGCCGCTTTGGATACCCTCATTTCTCTTTGACTTCCAATCCTATTTAACCCAATGGGCATTGGAAACTGGTCGTGCTGCTAACTTCTCAGATTGCGGCCTTGGCAAAACGGTAATGGAATTGGTGTGGGGACAGAATGTGGTTCAACACACCAATCGCTCGGTATTATTACTGACCCCACTATCAGTAAGTGCACAAACCATGCGAGAGTCAGCGAAATTTGCGATTGAAGCGACTCGCAGCCGAGACGGCAAACTCCCGAATTCACCGATGATTGTCATCACCAATTACGAGCGGCTGCATTATTTCGATCCCAAGGATTTCGCCGGGGTGATTGCAGATGAGAGCAGTTGCATAAAAAACTTTCAAGGCGAAAGGCGAGCGGAGCTAACTGAGTTCATGAAGACTATCCCATACCGCTTATTGGCAACCGCTACAGCCGCGCCAAATGATTTCACAGAACTGGGGACCTCCTCTGAGGCCCTGGGGATGCTCGGGCATGTCGATATGCTCAATCGGTTTTTCAAGAACGACAACAATACCAGTGATACCAAGATGCTTCGCCGCAAGCCTATCTCACAAGGTGGGCCAATCACGGCTGGATGGCGATTCAAAGGGCATGCTGAACAGTCGTTCTGGCGATTCATTTGTTCATGGGCTCGGGCTTGCCGAAAGCCATCAGACTTAGGGTTTGAGGATGGGGAGTTCGTGCTCCCAAAGTTAATAGAGAACGAGCACATAGTAGAGGCGCGACAACTTCGAGAGGGAGAGCTATTTGCTACCGTGGCCACCAACAATAGAGAAGAACGCGAAGAGCGACATCGCACCATGCAAGAAAGGTGTGAAAAGGCACATGATTTGGCCGTAGCCAATGATGGACCTACTGTGATCTGGGGGCATCTCAACCAAGAATGCGACATACTCGAAAAGATGATCAAGGATAGCAGTCAGATTTCAGGTTCCATGGATGACGATGAGAAGGAAGAGGTGTTCGAGGCCTTCGCCTCAGGGCAATTACTGAAGCTCATAATCAAGGACAAGATAGGGGCTTTTGGTCTAAATTGGCAACACTGTGCGCATGCCATCAGATTCGCAACTCACAGTTTTGAATCTGATTATCAAGCCGTGCGGAGGCATCTGAGATTCGGGCAAAAGCATGATGTTGTAATCGACCGGATCTATTCCGAGGGAGAAGCAGGCATCAAAGAAAACATGCAACGCAAAGCCATGCAGGCAACCCAGATGTTTAGCAACTTAGTTGCAGAAATGAATAACGAATTGCGGATACAGACCGCCGAGAACTTCCCGCTGAAAATGGAGAGTGCCCCATGGATGTGAAAGACCAAAAGATAACAGACCAGTACGCTGTCTACAATAGCGACAACATGAAAGTACTCCCTCATCTTAAAAACCAGTCAGTACATCTTTCGATTTATTCGCCACCCTTCGGAGGGATGCTGTACAACTACAGTTCCTCGGAGCGTGATCTCTCAAATTGTGCCGACTATGCTCAGTTCTTCGAGCACTATGAATTTACCGTAAGAGAATTGGCGCGCATCACCTTACCAGGCCGGATGACCGTGGTCCATTGCATGGATCTGCCAACAGGGAATAGCGGTTGTGATTCGTACATAGACTTTCCTGGGGACATCATCCGGCTACATGAAAAGTGCGGATGGAAAATGGCCTCCCCGCGTATTACGATCTGGAAAGAGCCGTTAGCCGTGCGTAATCGAACACTGACGAAAGCACTGGCGCACAAAACGATTGTGGATGATTCGGCGTCATGTACCGTGGCCGGAGCGGACTACCTGTTGATGTTCCGAAATGCTGGCAAAAACCCTATTCCGATTGCCCATACGTGCGGATTAACCAAGTATGCCGGAGAGAATAAAGTACCTCATGAGTTACACCGATACAAAGGCTGGACTGGGAAGCAAACCGAGAACCGTTATTCTCATTGGATCTGGCGTCAATATGCCTCCTGCATATGGGATGACATCCGAGGCAATACCGGGACACGAGTTCCTGGAGTTCTGCCTTATCGTGAGGCCCGCGACGAGGAAGACGAGAAGCATCTCCACCCGCTGCAACTTGACGTAATTACCCGCGCGGTAACCCTGTGGACGAACAAGGGTGAGACCGTTCTGACTCCGTATCTTGGGGTAGGCTCTGAGGTTTGCGCAGCAGTTGAAGAGGGGAGGCGCGGGATTGGTATTGAATTGAAGCCGTCCTATTACCGGCAGGCGATTAAGAACCTTGACCACACAATCAAGTACGGACTAGCTCCTGCCCCTCCTGATTCGTTCGATTTCCTGGGAGATGCTCAAGATGAGCCCGAGCTTGAAGAGATTGCGGGATGAGCAAGTCGCCGCGCGTGACCGATACTTGCTTGATGGCAACTTGGGCGCGCGGGGAATGGAGGATTGGGTTATGGAGGAGTTGCTTGGCAGGACCGAAGAGAATGACAATTTGCAAGATTTGCGGAGAACCGAGGGCTGATTGCGACTATGCACTGTGCGAGATGCATCGCCGGGAGCGGATCAAGAACAAGTCCGCGCAACGAAAGATGACTGATGAGCAGCGCGAAAGACTGAATGCCTATCGAAGGGGGCGCTATATGTCGATGGTTGGCGGCGAGAAGAAAGCACAGGTTAAGGTGCGCAACCAGGACCTATCTTTTCGGCGTTCGACTAAAGCACGAACCGCTACAAGCCAAGGCATCCGTCGATCCAGCAAAGGTGGCCGCGAAGGAAGCAGAAGCTGAGCGCATCCTTCGGGAGAAGTTGCGAGGCGTCGAGCGCATCACGGACCCGATATTTGATAGATGGAGAATGGAACTCTAATGGACACAAAACTGCCGAACACGTGCACGAACTGCCGCCACTTCAAAGAGACTGGGCCGATATTTGGCCAATGCGGCTGGTGGCCAAAGAAAGAGCCTCGAGACGTCACGATAACCAGGCTTTACATCAGCAAGCACCAGCCATTTCGCGATTGCCCAGCATGGGAGGCACATGGCCATGAGTAAGTTCACGAGCCCGGCTAAAAAGAAGAAGCGCTTCGAATTGCTCGAAGATGGCATCTCTTGCCATCCGCCCTTCTGCCCCGTTACTGGCCGACCGTTCTTCATGACAATCGAACTCGAAATGAAGATGGTGGCCACTTACGGCGGTCCATTTGACAGCTACACGATCCCAGAATGGAACAAGGACGATGGCGAGTTCCGATCTGATCGCTACGACCACGATGCGGGGCATTGGGTAGATGGTGGCGAACCCTATCCGTTCATCCTAATTAATGAGCAAAAGTGGT